CAACAAGTGTTACTTCAGGAACTTCATATCCTATAACTGTTGGCGCTGGTGGAGCCGCTATTGCTCCATCTGCTAGTAGCGGTTCTAAAGGAAACGATGGATCAAATAGTATTTTTTCCTCCTTTACTGCAATAGGCGGCGGTGGCGGTGGATTTATGAGTACAGGCGGTAATGATGGCGGCTCTGGTGGTGGTGATGCAGGAGGTGGCGGTGGTGGCGGTGACGGAACTTCTGGTCAAGGCAATGATGGTGGCGATCATGATAATTATTTAGGCGCTGGTGGTGGTGGTGCAGGAGGCGCTGGGCAAACTCGTAGCGGAACTACAGGTGGCGTAGGTGGTGCTGGCGCAGATCATAGTGGAACATTTGGAACCGGTTACGGTGTATCTGGATTATTTGCTGGTGGCGGTGGCGGTGGATATACAACAGGAGGCGGTCAAGGAACTGCGGCTGGCGCTGGAGGCTCAGGAGGAGGTGGAGCCGGTGGAGCGGTTGACGGAACCGCAGGAGCAACAACTCCGGGAACGGCTGGAACTGCAAATACAGGCGGTGGTGGTGGTGGTGGATCGGCTTATCATAGCGGATCAACTAGCAGTAGTGATGGAGGATCGGGTGCTGGTGGGTCAGGCGTTGTCCTTATTCGTTATGAAGGTTCATCTCCACAAGCAACTGGCGGCACTATATCTACGGTAAATATTAGCGGAACAGATTATCAAGTTCACGCTTTTACTAATGTATACAATGACCACACCATAACAGCCAACGGTGACGTAACTAATACCCGCGCTCAGAAGAAGGTCGGCAGTTCATCCATTAAGTTCGATGGTACTGGTGATTTTTTAACTTCTCCACATAGTAGTGATTGGGGTTTTGGAACTGGTGAATTTACATTGGAGATGTGGATTAGATTTGCCAATAAAAAGACTGGTTCAGGAGCGGCTGGCGCTAATGCGTTGCTTGCAAATCACGACAGCCCTGATGGTTGGCAGTGGATTTATCGTGGCAGTGATAATACGTTTGAATTTTGGTCTACAGATCAAGATGAATACAGCAGTAGTTCTATCACCCTTAATAATGACACTTGGTATCACGTTGCTGTAACAAGAGATGGCAACACACTCAGGCATTACGTTGGTGGCGTTCAGTACGGTACTAACGCTTTTACTGAGACTATGAGTGACACTTCTACGACTTTGCAGATTGGGGCGTATGATGCAAGCGGTCTTGGAGTTATTGATGGATACATGGACGAAATCCGTATTAGCGATACTTGCCGTTATCCTGACGGAACAACCTTCACACCATCTACTACAGCATTTACCGCTGACTCTAACACCAAACTCCTGATCCACTCAAACTTTGATGGTGGACTAGGCGCGGATAGTTCCGGCAATACCAACGACTTTACTGTTACGAATCTTGTTGCCTCAGATCAGGTACTTGATAGCCCGACAAATAATTTTCCTACACTTAATCCTTTGCATTGGGGAATACGAAATGCCGCAGATTCTGTTCCTTTATCTGAAGGCAATCTTAAATTTACCGGATCAGATTCAACCAGTGTTTACGGAACTTGGTATTCTACTTTTGAAGTACCTAGTTCTAGTGGATGGTATTTTGAGATGGTTCCAACAGCAATTGGTTCAGCGGAAAAACAATCCCAATCTTTAGATGCAGGAGGTATTCGTTTTAAAGCAAACGGAGAAACAAACTCCGGTTCTTATGGTTCTGCTTGGACAGCCGGAGATATTATTGGTGTTGCTATTAATTCGTCTGGAGCGTGGTTTAGTATAAATAATACTTGGCAAAACTCTGGCAACCCTGCTACCGGAAGTAATGCGGCAGGAACACCATCTTTGCCGGGTACGATTCTTACTGGCGATGGCTCGGCTACAACTAATTCATCTTTAAGTGGTGTATTAAATTTCGGACAAGACAGTTCATTTGCCGGAAACAAAACCGCACAAGGCAACACAGACGGTAACGGAAAAGGCGACTTCTATTACACGCCACCTTCGGGCTTTGTAGCACTCTGCGCCGACAACCTCCCTGACCCTAGCATCGCTGATCCTACGGCTCACTTTGACACAACTCTTGTAAGCGGTAATGGGTCTAACAGGTCAATAACAGGATTAAATTTCCAACCTGATTTTCTCTGGGGCAAGTCCAGAACAAATACTCTTAACCATTATTTAACCGATTCTGTTCGTGGTGTAAATAGCCAGTTGTACTCTGATGGAACAGGATCGCAAGGAACTGAAACTGTAATTTACACAGCATTTAACTCTGACGGATTCTCGCTTGGCACAGGAGATATGAACACGTCAGGACAAAACTATGCACATTGGGCATGGAAGGGTGGAGGCACAGCATCCACTAACGAAGATGGTTCTATTGATAGTTCAGTAAGTGCAAATACTACGGCGGGTTTTTCGATTGTTAATTGGAACGGAACTGAGGCAAGCGCAACGGTTGGACATGGGTTAAGTCAAGCCCCAGAACTTATTATTGTTAAAGATGTTGATTCGGCGAGAGGTTGGCCTTCAAACATAGAAAATATAACTGGCACATCTAACCAATATTTACTTTTAAATGATACCGATAGCGCGGCAACTTCTTCTGCATATTGGGGAGGTACACCGGGAGCGTCAGTCTTTACGGTAGGTGATTCAGCCAATACCAATGATGATGCTTCCATGATCGCCTATTGTTTCCATTCAGTAGAAGGCTACAGCAAGATAGGCAAGTACACCGGAAATGGCGCAACAGATGGGCCATTTATTTACACAGGTTTTCGTCCTGCTTTCATAATGGTGAAACTGGTATCAGCGGCTGACGGTTATTGGGTAATGTTTGATAATAAACGTGATCCTGACAATCCGACTGGCAAAGTTTTTTACGCGAACTTAAATGCCGCCGATACAGATGTTAGTTCTTACACGCCATACGATCTACTTTCAAACGGATTTAAATCAAGAATTCCCGGAGGAAACGGTAACGAAGCCAGTTATAACAGCAGTGGGCAAACGTATATCTACTTGGCATTTGCCGAATCACCATTTAAATACTCAAACGCGAGGTAAACAATGTGGTATAGCGAAACACTAGGAATAATTAAAACGCCTCGCGCTTTAACCGTTGATGGCGTACAGCATCCATCTAATGTTTTTAGAGCATGGTCAAAAGAAGAGTTAGAGGCAATTGGAATTTACTCTCTTGAGATTGTTGTTCCAGACTCTAGGTATTACGATACTGGTGCAGAAAACTTTGAAAAGAAAAGTCGCAGAAATCCTGATGGGACTTTTGCAGGAGGCGCTGATTACTACGAACTAACTTATGACACTACAGAAAAAAATGTAGACAATCTTAAGTCTGACCTTATTTCAAAGATTAAGGAACACACAGGCGTATTGATTGCTCCTTCTGATTGGATGGTGATTAGGTCTGCTGACGGTGGTACTGCTATGCCTGCTGATTGGACTACATATCGTAGCGAAGTTAGAGCGCATGGCAATAGTCTTGAAAATGGAGTAGAAGCGTTTGCGTCATTACAGGCGGTAAAGAACTTTCAAAACCATGAAGTACAGGAAGAGCGAAAGGTTAGTTTAGACTCTGATGAAACTATAATTGTTGATCGCGTTGTAGATAAAACATATTGGAACTGGCCTACGGCTCCCGATGCAGTTGCAGACCCATACCATGTTCGGTATCTTTAATGGCATTAATTAATATAGATAATGTCGGACAGGTAGGTATAGTCAAGGAGAAAAGTTCTTGGAACCTGCCGCCTAACGTATGGTCTGATGGCAATAATGTAAAAACCGAAGAAGGTTCTATCAAAAAATGTCCGGGCTATTCAGAGGTTATGGCTACCTGCCCTATTGCTCCTTACCATATAACGCAGATTACTCTTGGTAATCCAGAGTATTGGGTTGTTGGCGGTCTTACGGCTATATACGCATACGATAATACAGGAACGTCTACAACTCTTAACGGAGATATAAACTCGTCTGTCACTACCGTAACCGTTGCAAGCACTACAGGTTTTGAAGATTCAGGAACTATAACTATAGGTGAAGAAAATATCACCTACACAGGTAAGTCAACTACACAATTCACAGGATGCACAAGAGGTACTGACAGTACTTCAGCGGCATCACATACTAACGGAGATGCAGTAGTTAGGGCTTCTAAATGGTATAACATTACACGCTCTAGCGGAGCCTACTCTGCCACTGCTGATGAAGGATGGACATCTACCATTATCGGTGGTGTCCTTGTAATGACTAATAACTTTGACAATCCTCAGTATTGGGCGTTGACAGATGGCAAGCCATTGTCTAGCCAACTTATGCAGGATTTGACTAACTGGCCTAGCCTTACATTGCTGGATGGCGGCATTAATGATAGTGTTACAACCATTACGGTTGACAGTACAGAAGACTTCCCTAGCGCGGGGACTATTAACATTGGGTCGGAAAAGATTTCTTACACTGGTGTAACGTCCACAACTTTCACAGGATGTACTAGAGGAGCAGACTCAACTAGCGCGGCATCACATTCTGATAACGCTGAAGTAAAGATTACCACCTTGTGTAAGTCAATGAGAGCATTTAGATCATTCCTGATCGCTCTTAATATTACTAAAGACGGTGTAAACTTTCCAAGAGTAGTCAAGTGGAGTACAGAATCTGCGACTCAGACACTTCCTACCTCATGGAATGAGACAACGAGTACGGTTGATGCTGGTGAATTTGAACTGGCAGACAGTAAAGGAGATATCTTAGACGGTCTACAGTTAAGAGATTCCTTTATGATATATAAGGAAGATGCTGTATACTCTATGACGTTTGTTGGTACGCCGTTTATATTCTCCTTCCGTCAGTTGTCTCCTACTATTGGCGCTATATCAAAGAACTGTGTAGCAGAGTTTGATGGCGGTCACGCTATCTTTGGTAAAGGTAACTTCTACATTAACGATGGGCAAAGGATTAAACCAATCCTGCCTATGAAGTTAAAAGAATATGTGTTTCAGTCTATTGATGGACAGCAGACTAACAAATGTTTTGTTACTGCTGACTACGGAAGAACTGAAATACTCTTTTGCTTTACGGCTGATGGCGCGACAACAGACCAGCCTAACAAAGCAGTAGTGTGGAACTACATTACTAATACGTTTACCATCAGAGATATACCTGATCTGTCACACATTGGTTATGGTAACGTAGGAAACCCAATACGAGCAACTACATGGGCCGCAACTACTGATACTTGGGAAAGTTCTACTGGTCCTTGGACTATGAGTTACGACCTACAGGATAAGGTATTGTTGTTTGCTGACCCAGGCAATACTAAACTATACCGTGATAACTCTGGCAACAAGGAAGACACTACGTTTATGGACTCTTACATTGAGAGAAGCGGTCTTACCTTAAATGAGCAAGGACAGCCAGACCAGACAACGGTAAAGAGAATCAGCGCTATCTATCCTAAGATGTCAATCAGTAGTGACAATGAAATAAACGTATATCTAGGCACGTCCATGTCTACTGAAGAAGGTATTACATGGAACGCTCCCACCACATTTAATCCTAATACGCAATCTAAAGTATCTGTCAGAGGTACTGGTAAGTTGTATGCTGTTAAGTTTGAGTCTACTACAGACATGGATTGGGAGTTAGACGGTTACGCAATAGACGTAAAGAACATTGGCGTTAGAGGATCAAGGTCTTACTAATGGCTACTTACTCTGACAGAGTTCAGAAAAGTGTTACACTGTATGAGCCGGGTCCACTGCCTGAAAGCGTAGATGACCTTGGGATATATCTTGTAACCGAGTTGAAACGGCTTGGTGGAATACTATACAATCAGGCTACGTTTAGACTTGAGCGTATACATGAGGAACCACAGCGCCCTAGAGTTGGTGACATTAGGTATGCTGATGGTACTGATTGGAATCCCGGTAGCGGAGAAGGCGTGTATTTATACAATGGAACATCATGGACAAAGTTCTAACATCTGTTCACAAACCTATTGACAAAGATAAACCTACACTTCTCATTGTAAATCCAGATGATGTGGAGTATGTATGGCATGAAGTACAGCCGTTAATAGATAAGGCTCTGGCTCACGCTGAAGGAGAACTATACTCAGAAGATGTACTGCAAAGAATCTTTGACGAAACCCAAACCTTATGGGTAGGAATGAAAGACGGAGAGATATTCTGCTCTGGCGTTACAGAAATCATTACATACCCAAGGAAACGAGTCTTAAGAATAATTACCTTTGCTACCAAAAGCGGCCACGACTACGAGCATTGGAAAGATTTTGTAGAAGTAATTGAAGGATTTGGTGTAAGACACGGATGCTCTGCTATAGAGGCTTGGACAAGAAAAGGTCTTGCAAAAAAATTAAAATGGGATAACGAATACTCAGTAATAACAAAGGATATCAAAAGCAAATGGCAGTAAGAACACCTATACCAATATCACAGCCTTTGGCTCCGGGTTTACTAGCGGCTGATTATAGTCCGTGGAGTACCGAGGCTGGCGACAGAACTGGAATGACACACCTTCCCGGCTTTTTAAACTACAATAAATTAGTTGGGTTAGTTGGCTCATCTCCAGATAAATTCCCTACTTGGTCAACTGATTTTATTTCTACTGAATCACCCGGTGGCCCAGAAACTATAGGAGCAGGACTTCCGATGCCAGATGTTGAAGGATATAAATATGTTTATCCTAAATGGACATATAGTCCACGCGATGGTCTTTGGGTGGACACAGGAACTTATGAAGAAGATAGAGATGCCTATGATTATTACCCATATTTTCCAGAAGGAAGAACAAGTACCAGTCCTATGCTTGTCGGCGTTAAGTTAATTAAGGAGTAATATATGTCAGGAGGAAGCCAAACAGCAACCACACGGACAGCACCGTGGGACGCTCAGAAAGACTATTTAAAGACAGGATTTGCTAGAGCAGAAGACTTGTACTCTTCAGGCAAGATGACTCCAGCATATTACTCTGGAATTAGGGTTGCTCCATTCGACCCTGCTTCGCTTGAAGCGCAGAGGTCTGCACTTACATACGCAACAGGTCCACGCCCTGCCAATCTACAGGCAGGAGCAGAAACTACACAGTTAGGTGGGTTGCAGTACGGTAGAGACTTAATGGACTACGGCACGGCTATGCGTAGCCCAATGTCAGGAGCAGAGTACGCTAACCTTACACCATTTAGTGATGCTCAGTTTTCTAGTTTGCTTAGTGGAGAAGTAGATACGTCAGTATTTAATCCTCTTGCAGACGCTTACAGAAGCGAGGCTATGGGCCAGTTGACCGGAGAGATACTACCGGGCATTAGATCACAGATTGTCCAGTACCAGCCGGGAGGGAGTACGAGAGGCGACATTGTACAGGCTAACGCTGTAGCCGCCGCAAACCAGAGAGTTACAGATAACCTTGGTAGGGCTATGTTTGATGCGTACAACCAAGCGCAGGGACGTAGAATGGGCGCGGCACAGATGGGTCTTGGCGCTCAACAGTTTGGTATTGGGCAGGGAGCCACAGGCGCAGGTATTGGAACAGGTTATTTAGGGCAGTATCCTAGTATCATGTCTGCTCCTTTGACTAACATTGCCGCAATGGATGAGGTTGGTCAGCAACGTCAGGCTATGCAACAGCGAGGAATTCAAGCCGCGCTTGATAGATACGCTTATGAGTCACAACTTCCGACAATTGGATTGCAGAATTATCTTGCGGCTATATCTGGAGACTATGGCTCTAATGTTACTTCTACTGGCCCTGCTGGCCAGAGTCCTCTTATGAGCCTTGGTATGGCTGGACTAGGAGCCGCAATAGGTGGACCTGTCGGCGCACAAGCAGGTGGTTTGTTTAGTCAATTCATTCAGCCAAAAACACAATAGGAAAATAATATGGCACAGTCTTTAATGAATAGAGTACCTCTTGGTACAGGTCTTGTAACTCCTGCCGCAGGTTATGGTTCTGGGAGTATGTTTGTTCCTTTAACAGAAGAAGAAGAAAAGGCTAAGAATGAAGCGGCATTTGCAAATAGAATGTCTGGGATACTAGATTTTTATAAACCCGGAAATCCAATGTATGATTTTTTTCAGAACATAGGAGATAATATTGTTTCTGGACAATTTGCAAAAGATGTATACGAAGGCAGTCCAGCGTTAAAGGCAATAGGCGAAAATTATGATGTTGCATTACAAAGCAACGTACCTCAAATAGTCAAGAAAGATGCACAAAAAACTGAAGAGAAATTGGCGGTTCCTACAGTAGTTCCTATATCGTCACCAAATCGCAAAAGAGGTTCTATCCGAGCAGCATCAGGAGGACCACAAAGAGTAAGAGGATTAGGTACTGGCTCAGAGTCTTACAAACCAGCAGGTCCAACAGGCGGTCAACTGACTGGTCCTATGGCGCAAAATCCTTTAGTTCCTGTTCGACCTCAAGTAAAAGAGGAAGAAGAAGACAATCCATATGATAGACAATTTGTTGCAAAAGCCTTTATGCAGGCATATAAGGATTCTTTAGGAAAAAGACCATTTCAACCTTATGCTCAAGGCGTTGGAACATTAAGAAACTTTACGGCGTTGCCGTTTTTTAGGAGATAGATAATGGCTCTACCTTTAATGTTGACACTGTTAGGCTTAGGCGGTCTTGGTGGCGCTGGAATTGGGTATGGTGTGGGTAAAAAAAATACACCTGCTCCAGTCGATCCAGTAGTTACCAATACACCACCGCTGACTCCACCAACAGTAATGCCGCCAATGCAGGCTTCTTATGTTCCGTCATCAAATACAACCAGTCTTGCTGATGAAGCAAAGCGTCAAATGCGTAACGCAGATATAATTTCAAATGCTAGATTTAGAGATAGTATTCTTAAAACTATTTATGGCGAAAGCGATTATGGACAATTTGTAATAGATGATTTAGCAACAAAAGAAGAAGCAAGAGGAAACCTTCGGGCGGCAAAACAACTTCAAGCAATAAAAAATAAAGATGGAAGTTTGCCTGATAACGCAAGAGTTGTATTTAACAGACTAATTGCTGAAGGTATGGACCCGGAAACGGCAAGTAAATATGCAGGACTTCCTTTGCAGATAAGCAAAACTGAATCTGAAATAGTAGAAAATTACCAAAAAGGACAGCCAAGCGTAAAGGATACGTTGTCTCCAGAGTTTCAAATTGCTCAGGCTCAAGAAATGTATGCAATGGGTAATAGAGAAAAAGCAATAAAAAAGATAAGGACGTTAATAGGATCAGGAGCAATTGACTTAAAAGATGTTATTGCTGGGTATGAAAAACCATTAACAGAAACAGAAAAAAATAAAATTGCTTTAGAGATTCTTACAGGAGAACGAGGCGTAGGTGATACCGGAGTGGTTGAATCTGATATAGTTTTAGGCATAAATTAGTGGCAGAATATAAATTCTCATACCAAGGAAAAACTCTTACGGCTCAAGTTACGGATAAATTTTTTAATTTATCGGATGACGAAAAAAAATCACACCTTGCGGCTGGTCTATCCAAAAGATTTGAGACTAAAATACCGGATAGAGGTAATGATGACAAAGGCTTGTTAGATTACTTAGCCCTGCTTGAGCGTCCTTCACAAGCGTTTAAGGTAGGAGCAAGAGAAAGTAAACTAGGTAGTGATATATATAAGGCTCTTGGTCAGGTAGACCTAACCCCAAACGAAGGATTCTTTGAAGGTTTTAAGGCTGGATGGATGGGTGAAGATGAGGTAAGAACCCAAGACTTTCTTCCAGAAGATATGAATCCTATTACCAAAGGTATACTTGGTTTTGTAGGTGATGTTGCTAGTGATCCTCTTACATATGTAGGTGCTGGCGCAGTCCGTACTATTGGTAGAGGAATGGGAAGAGTAGGAGATGCTACAGGAGTTAATGAAGCGCTTCAACAGGCTGGAACTAAGATAGCAAACCTTAAGTTTGGCGAAGCACAACGAGGATTACCTGATCTTGCCAGGGCTTTTAACATCCCAATGGGTGAAGGCAAGAGAGTTAAAGGTATTTCTGGTCAAGCAGACGAAATACTTAAATCTTTTGAGAGAGAAACTGCTGAAAACCTGCCTCCTCTAATGCGCTATTTTAAACGAAGAGCCAAGGACACTGGGGTAGCATCAAGTAAACTAGAAGCGGCTTTTAGAAACGCTATGGAGCGTCCTAAGGAGGTATTAGAGCCTGCTTTGTATGACCCTAATACAGAGAAATTAATTAAAGAAGGAGTTTATGGCGATTTAGTGCCATTATCTGATGATGTTGCCGAAGAACTTGGCGCTGAAGGTGTTGAACTTCTTGATAAATGGGCAGGAATAACTCAAAGATGGGTTGATATATCTGAAGCCTATGGCATGCCTATAACCACAATTAAAAGTAAAGGTTATTTCCCAAGGCAGGTAACTCCAGAAGGAAGAAAGTTTCTAAAAAAACAGGCTGATGCCGCATTTGATGTGGATGAGTTTGGGGAACCTGTAAGGGTTGGCGCAGGATATAGAACCAGAAGAACAGAAGAGTTAAGAGAGTTAGGGATTGATGAAGCCAATGAGGAAATGGCTAAGTATCAAGCATTGCAGGTTGCAAGTCTAGGTAGAAGGTCTAATCCTCTTGATAAGACCTATGAACAGCCTCCTCTTGTTAAGGATATGCCTAAGTTTTTTCAGGAAAGTCCTTTTGTTGCGCTTGGTATGAGGTGGAGTAGACAAAACAAAGCAATACAAAAGAAGTGGTTTGTAGATGAGATCACTGATAACTACGATGCTACTGTAGGAAAAACTACTAACAACTTATTTGTTCCAGAAAAAGGAATTGGCAAGTGGGTTAGTCAAGATGAGAAAGGTAACTATCTAGAAAGAGTTCGTGTTGCTGATGTTGAGGATGGCCTTGATATAACCAAGCCTTTTCCGTCTGCTCTTGCAACTCCGGGTGCAACAGGTGTTGATAGAGCATTTAGCAAAGGTTATTCTGGTTACTCTCTTAAACCATTTGAAGATAATATAGATGACTTTGTTAAAGTTAAAGGCATTAATCCTATGTTCTTGTCTGATGAAATATTGGATCAAGAATGGCGCAAGGTTTTTGACCAAGAATTGCAGAAAAAAGGTATCTTTCTTGACCTGCCTAAAGGAAGACCTTCTTCAGCGTCTTCAAGAGTTAGGATTACTGACGATACCTTAAAAGACCTTGGTGCTGAGTATGTCGAGGCAGGTAAAAAAGCAAACGAAGCAAGAGAAATATTTAAAAATAAAACTAGACTAGAGTTTCGCGCTCCTAAACAAGTAGCAAGACAGATAGAAGATCAAATGTCTTTGATGGCTGGCGATATTCGTGGAGAAAAAGAACTGGCTAAGTTTCTTAAGATGTATGATGATGTTCAAAACGCTTGGAAGGCGTGGACCTTGGGTGTAAGACCTGCATACCACACAAGAAACCTTGTAGGAAACTTTCTAAACGCTTATAACATTGCTGGCTTTGGAGAAAATATACCGCAAGCAGTTAAGATTGTTGGTGCGGCGGCAAAACTACAATACTATGCTAGGTTTAAAGGTAACAATGCTCAAAAAGATAAGGTTGTTAAAAACTTTAAAGACTTAAATATACCTCTTGGCAAAACTAAACCAATTGTAAATTCTGAATGGACTAAGCCTAACTATATGGACACTGGCTACTCCATGAAAGAGATTTATGACATGGGTGCAGGTAGAGGAATACAGGCTGGTCACTATACTGCTGATAATATTAGAGATGTAGAACGTGCTAGAGAAGCGGCGGCAGGTGTAGGTAGTAGAACCGCTAGAATTATTGGAGCAGAGAACCCAGCAGTACAGGCTGGTTTTGCTTTTGGCGGGACGATTGAAGGTAACGCAAGGTTTGCGGTATTTATTGACAAACTTAGAAAACTAAAAAAAGGTGACAAGGATGCTAGGTGGACATCTCCAGATGGAACATCTGTGCCTGTGTCTCAAGCAGTAAATAATAAAAAGTATCTTAAGACTGAAGCCAGAAGAGATTCTAGAGGCAAACTTGTAACAATAAAAAGACCATATACTAGAAAAGAAGTGCATATGGACATTGCCGCTGACACTGTAAAGCAGTCATTGTTTGATTACGGAGATGTATCTAAGTTTGAGAGAGATGTTTTTAAAAGAGTTATGCCTTTCTATACATGGACAAGAAAGAATATACCTGCTCAACTTAAGCATCTAGTTCTTAATCCGCAACGTGCAGAAAAGATTGCTATTGCTAAACAGCAGTTTGAGCATGAGAGCGGTGATTTAGATTACTCTGACTATGGGCAGTATTGGGGTAATAGAGTGCCGGTATTTCTTGGAGGAGAAAGTGAGGGAGTTGTGAAAGCATTTACTTTGTTGAATGTTGTTCCTATGGCTGACCTTCAAAGATTAATTAAACCGGGACCGTTGCTTGCAGAGATGACTTCTCCCGCTATTAAAACGCCTCTTGAAATACTTGCAAACTATGACTCATTTAGGGACAGTAAGATAGCAAAACAAAAACCTTTTACTGGCGAGGTTAAAGATTTCCTTGGTATAAATCTACCTCCACGGCTATATCATTTAGCGCAGGTGCTTGTTCCTTTGACAGAAATTAATAGAACTAATCCTGCTGGCGTATTTGGCACAAGAACAGAAATGGAAGAATACCCTGGAAGGTTTGAATCTACTAGAGCATTTGGAGGTATAGGAGCATCTAGAGAAGCGATAGTTGATGCACCAGAAGCCGCAAGATGGGTAAGATTCTTTTCTGGATTTACAACCTATGATGTAAATTTAAGAAGGCAAAGATATTTTATGCACAAGAATCTTAAAAATGATATATCAAAATTATTAGGAGCAATGAAAACAGCAGGTAGCAAAGGGCAGACCACAAGATACGAGAATCTAAAAGAGTTGTTAGAACAGGTCATGCGTCAAGAAATAACTGACCCAATGAATTTAAGATAATGAAAAAACTATTACTAGCATTAGCCTTAGTTGTGTCTCC